GACAGTTTATCGTGCATCTCCACTTCAATCGTATTGCCATGCTCGTTAGGCGTAATCTTCACCTTCTTAATGGCACGACGAGCGCGTGGAGACAGTTTATCCGAGGCTAGAACCTGCACACGTCCTAACTCGTCCCAAGATAGCACGTCAGTAATCTCGCTACTGCCGAGCGCCTCAAGCTCACTTACAACCGCTTCTCGTCGCTCCTCGTCACGAGAAGCTAAAGCGGCGCGTATTTCACGAACGGATAGTTTATCTTCGGTCACTCGTGTACCTCCGAACCAAGAGCCGCATACGCCACGATATCCAGCCACGAATCCTCATGGCTAGGTGTCTCAGCTAAACGTGACAACTTTAGACAAATCATGCATTGGGCTACCTGCGCCCTCGTCACCTTCTGACCCATAATCACAGTCCACATAACTGCGATCCGATCAAAGTTCACACGAGCATCGCCATAATCAGCGCCTCGATCTACTAGCGTAACCTTCGCTAACTCCAATACTTCATCCCGCTTCATCGGGTGTGTCCTCCTCCATAAATACTTCCCCATGCCCGTTGCAAAGATAACAAATGGCAAGCACGTTCGTCCGCTCTTTCGCGCAATCAGGCGAATCATCATAGCGAAGATATTTCAGTCCGCAACATTCGGGGCAGGGCTGCAAGCTAAACAATGAAACGTCCTCCGGGATTTGCAAAATCTCCATGCAACTTTTCTCGCATTTCACATGCCCAATTTTTTGCTCTATCAAGAGAACTAAATGAATTAAAATATTGCTTTCCATCCAACCAAAGATGAACTCTATATTTATTAAAACGCTCATCATAATGAATGTTTTTCATACCAGTATTTGAACTAACAACCTTAGTATTCATTGCGTTTTGAGATGGTGTAGCAAGGCGTAAATTTGACAGTCGATTATCTAACCCGTCACCATTCACATGATCTATATGAAGGTCAGATATAAGTCCTTCATTGTGCCACGCATAAGCAATGCGATGAGCAGGCCACCATGCATCCTTAAACTTAATACGACGATATCTTTCTTTTATCTGCCCTGCGATGTCACCAGAAGATGCGCGACCACGGCGTTTAGTATAACGAAACTCTCCCGATTTTGCGTTATAAGAAAGATATTCTTTTAATTCAGCAATCATATCTTTAGTGATCGGACGTGGAGAAAAAGAATTTCTTTTAGGTTTTAAGGAGGAGCGCGGAATAAGGCTCAGATTAGATATCTCGTTATTTTGTCTATCGCCATCTATATGCAAAATATCACCATCAAACTCACCATAAATCCAAGCGTAAGCAAGACGGTGGCATCTATATCCGCGACCACGATACAATATATGCTTAAAGTAACCAGATGCGACTGTACCTGCTTCAGAGCCAGCTTTTGCTTTTCCTGAACTTTTTTTCCAAAAAAATTTACCCGTTTGCAAATCATATCGCAAAACCTTTTTAAGAGCGGCAATTTCATTGTTTGTGTAAATTCGCATGTGTATTCCCCTTTCTGAAAGGGAGCTTAAAAAATTTTAGTCATTTCGTCAAATCTTGGGAAAAAGCGGGCTGCCCCCCCCCTACCGATACAGACCGGGGGCGGGGGGAAAGGGTCGGTTTTCTGCCAGATCAATACCTTTTTAATTATTGCGCGAGGGCAAACGTACGTTAGTTCAATGCGCGGGCAACATCAGCAAGGGCCGGGACGCCCGCTCTACGCGCTAGGCTGGCCCTACACTGCGCTTCTGTTGCCTTTATTATTGCGGGTACGTCCACGCCTTGCGCTGCTAGCTGACGGGCGGCTCCAAGCTCATTCTCTGGCCGCCTTGGCTGGCCTAGCACTCGCTCAACGGTCGAAGCGTAGGCGTGAGCGAGTGAGTGAGCGAGAGACAGTGAGGCGTTATCTTCCCCCAATCCCCCTTTCTCTTTGTTGCTATCATCCTTTAACGCTACGTCCTGCAATCGTATTGCAGCGTTTATATCTTCATACGTCGGCGTGGGTTCATTGCCTAGCCATAAGACTTGGTAGCGATTGGTTTTCCATCCGCTCTTTGTCTCTTGATAGTCTTTGGGTTTTAGTTGTCGTACATACCCGGCGCGCTTCAATCGTTGGATGGCGTCAAACACGCTCTTTCTCGTCGCGTAACCCGATATGTCTTGCATCGTGTCCAATGCAGGCCAGCAAACGCCCGCCCTATTCACGAAAGCGCACAATGCACCTAGCACCCTGCGATCAGCATCATTCAATCTGCTATCGCCGAAGGCGCGCGTGGGTACAATGCTCCACGGCCATTTTCCTATATTGTCTAACTCAGAAGGGGATTGCATCGTCTAACTTCCCGCCTTTAGTTTCCATACCCTTGAATATAGCATCCGGCATTTTCGCCTTAACTAGCGACATGAGCTTGGCCGCATCATAAGCATCAATAACCCGTGCCACTTCCTCGACGCTCCACACTACCGCATCCGGGCGTTCCTTGGCTACCTTCACTGCTTCATAGTCTGAGCGCGTAATACATAAGACGCCCCCGCTAGGAATTGCCGCCTCGAAAGCCTCTCCTGTCAATTCCTTGGCCCCCGCTTCCATCGCTGCCTTTTCTAGCGCGGCATAAGCTCGGCACGATACAGGAACGAGCTTCTCTACTTCGTCGGCGTTACATTCTCGTATTGCTTTATTGAGCCGATCACATTGCAGTTCGAATCGCTCGCGTAATTCCTGCCCCACTAAATCGGGCAAGCGATCAATCCCCCAACGCGATTCATATCCGCTCACTACTTTATCGTGCTCAAGTAGTGCGGACCGCACTCTTTCGGCGTCGCGCTCCCCCGGCCCGAAGTCACGACGCACTGATGATCGGTCTGCTTTCGTGACTCGTTTTCTAGTTCCAGTTTTCATCTTTTCCCCTCATCAATAGATCGTCGTATCGTAGGATCAACAGTATCACTCCCCTATAGGGGGGAGTGATGCTATTGATCTGATCGGGCCTTACATTACTACCCCCGATATACCCCCGATCTGCTATTGATCCCCTTATTATTCAATGACTTAGCCATTTGATCCCCTCACTACCGTGTCGGATCACTAAACTTTTTTTACCGTTTGCCCTTGCGCAAGATCGCATCCTCATTATATATAACAGTTATAGCACACTAATACAGGGATGAAATAGCAATGATTAAGAAAATTGGACTTTGGATTGCTTACGATATCGAAGAATGCGGCGGCGCAATGTCCGCAATAATTGGCGCTTGTGTTCTAATGATGGGCCTTGCCGCTCTTGCCGTTACTTTTAGCAATGGGGGATGGTGGGCATGAGTGACCTTTTTAACTTCTCAACTCGCCGTGTCGGCGGCCTTCGGTTCGTCAAAATAGGCCGCCTCTGTTTTTCATTCTGCATCACTCGCAACTATACCGCACTCTAATGGGTGGAAACATGAAAACGCCTTCTGCTACTTGGGAAGCTATATACAAGCATGATCGGCGTAAACATCGCCATCGTTGCAATCATTGTCAGCGTATCATTAACGCGGGAGAAAATGTACTAATGACCCGCAAAACTAGGGGAACTGTAGCGATGCACATAGAGTGCGCCGATACTTATTGCCCTTCGATTGGAATGACCAACCGTGAGAAAATGCACATTTGGGGCCGCGAGGCTCTTAAGAAGCAAGGTTGGCACATTCCAGAATTAGAAACTCATCACTACAAATAAGGAGCAACTCGCATGACTGATAAATTTGATATCTACCAACATGTCACAGATCGCTTGATCGAGTTAATGGAAACCGAGGGGACCGATTGGTCTAAGCCTTGGCGCGCTTCGGGCGTCCGCGCTTTTAACGTCGTATCGGGCCGCATCTATTCGGGCGTCAATCCTTTAATGCTAGCGCATCGTCAATGTCCTGCATGGGCTAGCTTCAAGCAATGGCAGGAGAAAGGCTATTCGGTTCAAAAGGGCGAAAAATCAACTATCGTCGTATTCTGGAAGCGCGTCGTCACTGAAGATAAAGAGACGGGCGACAAGAAAACCATACCATTGTTGCGCTATTACCGCGTCTTTAATGGCGAGCAAGTAAGAGACGCCGATGGCAATAGCTACAAATATGAATTACCGCCCATCGTGACTAATAACATTGAGCGTGTCGCAAATGCCGACCGCGTGATTACTGAGACGGGCGCTAAAATTAACCATATCCAAGGGGACCGCGCCTTTTATTCAGTCAATGATGACACTATCATAATGCCGTTGGCTGGCCAATTCGAAAACGTGGCCGGGTACTATGGCACTCTATTACATGAGTTGGGGCATTGGACGGGCCACAAGTCACGCCTAGATCGTCAATTCGGCAAGCGCTTTGGCTCCAAAGCCTACGCATTTGAGGAGCTAGTCGCCGAATTTACATCCGCCTTTCTTGGCGCAAGATTAGAGATTGACAGTGAGCCACGCGCTGACCACGCACAGTATCTCAATAGTTGGGTATCAGTCTTGCGTGACGATAAGAAGGCCATTTTTACCGCTATCAGCGCCGCTAAGAAGGCGTCTGAGTTTATCTTTCCTGAGACTAAAGAAGAAGAAGAGGAGTTAGCAGCATGATTAATGATGATATCTTAAACCAATATGCGATTGATTGCGCCGAGGAGATTGCGCTAGCCATTAAGCATAATCTCGCTGATGAAGAGCGCGAAATTCATGAATATGCCGACGGTAGCGAATGGGTTATTTACCCGGCAAAGTCTCGCGCCCTTTGTGATAACTGCAATATCACGCAAGGCGAAATATTCTTTTCTAATTACCACGAGCCTATGAACGATGGGTTTACTGATAATGAAGTAGCGGCCATCATTGCTTATGGTGAGCTACGCTATAGGATTAAATGGGCACTAGAGCATCTGTCAGATAAAAGAGATGAAGAGCGCGAGGCCATTTTTAATCATTGGGAAAACGAAAACATAAGAGGACGCGCCCACATATGCTTTGAGGCAGGCGAAAGCATTTTCGCAGCGCGCCGAAACTACCCATCCAAGGAAATCTTTAATTACTTATCAATGCTGGAGTTAGAATAATGAAACGCAACCCATTAATTATCATTGCCGAATTTCTAACGATTGCGGCGTTTTTCGCCGGGTGCTTCGCATTGTTAGCACTAGCGCCCGAATTAAACCAAACGATAATAGAGTTAAAAGGGGGCAATTAGCCCCCTTCTTTTTGTGCCTCTTTCCCCTCCGGGGTAGGCCATACAAAGCCTTTATCTGTCACGACAAGGCCGCGCTTTTGTAGTGCATTACGCGCTGCAGAACGCGCTTGAGCCGTTTCGTCGGGCGCATCGCGCTTGTGGGCGTCATGCCATACTGTCGAGAGTACCTTTTGAGCCTGAGAGTCTATGATAGTATTCGTTAAAATCCGCAATGCGTGGTATTGCGAAGGCGTGAGCCTAACCTTGGCCTTGCCTTCTACCTCGACGCGCTCTAGCACGATTGACGTTTCACCTATAAGCGCGCGTTGCACCATACGAAAACGCAACGGCTCAATTTGCTCCGCGTCTTTTTGTTTTTCAATTTCGCACGTTAGCAGGCCGTATTCTTGCGATAGTTTTAAGACGCTATCTGAGCCGCCTAGTAGCGCGCTACTGCCCCTCATACCGCGCGCCGAGTCCTTCCCGGCGTGGTGGATGCCTAGCAGAGCGCCCCCCGTATGCTTCTTGATCGCGTCACACGCTGCAATGAATAGCCCCATAGAGTCGGCGCTGTTCTCTTCATGCCCTAATAATGCACGCGCTACCGTATCCACGACAACTAAAGAAAAGTTTTCGCCTATTGCGTCTATGGTACGCAATAAACGCTCTATATCGCCATCATTAGCGAAGGCTACTGAGGCGGGTAGGATATATAGGGGAGCATCGTCACGCCATCCCCTCGCGTATCTGAGGGCCTTCACGCGCTTACCTAATCCCGCTGCTCCTTCCCCCGCTATGTATAGAACCCGCCCTTGCGTCGTGGGTAGCCCGTGGAATGGAACGCCTCGCGCTATGCTCAATGCCAAATCCAACGCGAAGAAGGTCTTTCCGACGCCCGGTGGAGCGTACAGGATACCTAGCCCTTGCCGGGTCAATAGGTTTTCTACTGCCCACTCGACAGGCGGTAATGCCATCAGATCGGAGAGGCTTAAAATGGGGAACAAATCGGGAAAATCCGATTTTGGGCCTTGAAGCCCCTCACCCGCCAGAGGCGTTTCATCATTTTTTTCCAGCGAAAAGTCTGAAGGCTCGGAATTTTTGTCCTCAATTTCCTGTGAAATTATTTCCGGCGCTGTCTCGATTTTCGGCGCGACCTTCACTGCCTGTTTGAACGCGCTCAAATCCCTACCCATTGCGAACCAATCCGCAACATCACCTTTTGGTGGTAGCCCTTGCAGTTCAACGCGCTTTATCTCAGCGGCTATACCCCATAGCTTTTGGATCACTACATCCGCATGACGTTTACCCGGTTCATCATTGTCGGGCAGCACGATCACGCGCCTACCCTCAAAGAATTTATTCAGCGGATCCCGCCACTTGCCTGCGCCACCATGTGAAGTGGTGGCGACTAGGCCGTGTCGCGCTAATGTATCCGCACACTTCTCGCCTTCGACGATAAAGATTGGCGCTTCTGGATTCTTGATAATGTCGGGCAGGCGGTATGGTAGCGGTTCAATGCCGTCCATATTATAGACCCAACTCTCACCCGCTGGTTGGCGTTGGATGAAACGTCGTGGCTCAAACCTGAGAACTTGATACCGTAGTTCTCCATTATCGTCGTAGTAATTATAGGCCTTGCTGAGAAACTCTCTCGGACGTAGCTTCTCAACTTGTTGCGATGAGATACCGAACTTGCGTTGCAGGACTGATCCAATCCCACCGAGCGTTGCACCTTCTTCTCGTTTGACAAGATCGATTACTCCACCACCTTCGCCACCGTTCGTTTCAAAATCGTACCATGTGCCTTTGCGTACATCGACGGACTTACTGCCGTGTGTACCCCATCGTAACTCGTGTCCTCGTTTTGCAGTTGGCTCACCCCAGTAGTGGGTAGCCACCTGTTGCATATACGCTCCGATATTTTCAGTCATGCTAAATCCCGTGTGCTTAACGAAAAATGGGCGGGCAGCTTATTGCCACCCGCCCTTGTTTGTCAAAATAAATCGTCTTCCTCCGCTGCTTCCTGCACCAGAGGTTTTGGTGCTGGCGCTGGTGACGATCCACCATCCATTGCTTCGGGACGATCAACCCAAGATGCAATCTTCCAAGATGGAACGCGATAGGTAGACTTCGATCCATCTGGAGTTGTGATGGATATCTTTTCAATCGACGTAATCGCAATCACTGGAACCTTACCTTCGTTGGCTCCACGCTCTGCCTCAAACTGACTGTGCAGTTCATCCATCTTACGCAAGACGGTCTTGGCTGAGTGCGAGAACTCACGCAATCCAAGGTCTTTATTATAGATGCGTAAACGGAAGGCGTTCTTATGGTCAGGGCTAGGACGGGCTGGCATCTCGCCACCAATCTTAACCATATGGAAGTCAGGCGCACCTCCAGCGAAGGACAACCAACCGACTTCAATGTTATCGAAGTCAGCGACGAACTTGACAGGAATCTCCATGTCATTCTCGTCGCGTGTCCACGCACCACCTGCGTCTTGGTAACGATCTACTCTGACCATCGCGCCGGACTTAGCGTCCCACTTAACGATAGGCAGGATATCACCTGACGCTTTAGCTTCCGTTGCAAAACCTAATGCCATTCTTTCTTTCCTTACGTTGAATTACGCTCACACCATTGTGAACGCTTCGATTTGGAAGTGAGCAACAGGCTCGACATCATCTGAGTCTCCTCTGTCGTATCGACCTCCAATCCGTACCTCAAACGGTGATGCGAAATCGCACCAAAATAATCCGTCGAGATACTGCACTAGCAGAATAGAGCGAGTGCCGCTCACGTCTGCTAATTGCCTAGCAGCCAAGACCTTACCCAGTGATATCATCAGCGTTGGGTAATGATCGCGGCTATTGTTTCGTGCTTTTATCTCTGCCCAGCCCTTGAGCTTGCCATTCTTAAACATGGCAAAATCTAGGCGATAGGATACGGGCAGCTTATGTAGCTGTATTCCTTTCCTCTCCAGTTGTGCTTGGACCTGACGCTCGACGGTTAAGTCGGCTGGTCTTTCGTATCTTGGACGCACATTAACTCTCTTGCTACATAGCAGAACGTATCAAAGTCTAGCTCTGCTGTTTTAATCCATCCAATGTTCACGTCTTTACCGACGGACATTGCCAATGCTCGCAGTGACACGACGCAACGTATCGGTGCGCGGTCATACTTATAGATTAACGCTGGCTCTAGATTAGAGCGTGACGCAGCCAAGCAAGTCTGACCCCACCACTCTGGCTTATAAGTATTGCCACTGGCGTACCTCTTGCACTCAATAGCAAACGGCCAGTCATCGCAATCAATAGGGCGCAGATCGCAGAGTTGCGATTGCCTGTACTGCTCGATGTCTCTTTGAAATTTTATTCCAATTTCATCGAACAGCATCCCAGCAATCTGGCGTTCAAACGCTGCACCTTTTTGCCTACCGTTAATCAACGTCTTGCTGCACTAATCATTCGGTCAACGCTGGTGCGGCTCTCTTCTTCCTGAAGCACCCGCGCCAATGCAGTGTAAATTATTTCATCAGCCAGTGCTGACATGCTGCGGTGCGCGCTCTTCTCTACAGCATCGCGCAGCATATGATGCGTCTCAACTCTAAGTCGCAACATACATGGTTTGTATTCGCTCATAAAAATTTTCTTCCGTTTGCTATTGCGAACTATGCTTTCAATGTTATATAACACTGATAGCACATAAGTACAACGGGGATAAACAATGTTTAGACATGAAAAGTATGTACTGTATCTTCGCGTATCAACAGACAAGCAAGGTAAGTCTCGCCTTGGCTTAGATGCCCAGCAGACAATGGCTGCACGATATATGGAGCGAGTGATTGCTACCTATACGGAAGTTGAAAGCGGCAAGAAAGATAACAGGCCAGAGTTAGATAAAGCATTAGAGCACTGTAAGCGTGAAGGTGCTGCAATCCTAATCGCCAAGCTCGATAGGTTATCTCGTTCTGCATCCTTCCTCTTCACGCTGCGTGATAGTGGTGTGGAAATTGAAGCTGCGGATATGCCGGGTATGGGTACATTAGAGTTTGGTATTCGTGCCGTGTTCGCGCAGCATGAACGCGAAGAGATTAGCCGACGCACCAAAGCTGCACTTGCTGAGAAAAAGGCACAGGGTGTGAAGCTCGGTTGTCCTACACCCCATCGTGGCGGAAAAGAAACTGCGGCAACGATCAAGAATAATATGCAGAAAATTTGTGCAAAGGCGTTGCCGCTTGCACAGAAACTGCGCTCTCATGGCGAAAGCTATCGTGCTATCGCTTTAACCTTGAACGAAACTGGAATACCTGCCTTCGGAAAGAAATGGCACGACACAGGCGTTCGCAATATGCTGGAGAACTACAATGGTCGGTAAATTGACCCCTGACGATATCGCTACTGCGTCCACACTACCCGCAATCATGGGCTTCTCTCGATACAAGACGCAGAACGATGCACTCGCTGACGCTATTGCAGCGATGGAAGGAACGAAGGAAGACAATTGGACAGGTAACGAAGCTACCCGGTGGGGTGATAGGCTTGAGCCTGTCATCATCACCGAGGCAGCGCAACGATTGAACACCAGCAATCTATGTCTTGAGTTTCCGCAAGCGTTCTTCCACAGCACACTGCCTCTCGCCTGTTCGTTGGACGGTACAGCCGAAGGCGATGGACAAATCTCCACTGATTATGAGGCGGGTATCTACTGCATCAACCGTCCAGTAATAGACCTATCTGGTACTGGTATCATTGAGTCTAAGCTGACGAGTGCTATGCCAGAGGATCGACCACCGCCCTTCCGTGGACCGTGGCAACTACAGGCACAGATGATGTGTACTGGACACAAGTGGGGCTGTATCGCAACACTCTATCGTGGCATTGAGCTTCGATTGTTTCTCTATGGTGAAGACCTAGAGATGCAAGGCGTAATTGCTGAAGCGGTCATGGAGTTTGAGAAGCGTAAGAAAGAACGTGACTGGTATCCATCCGTCTCAAGCGAGGATGCTAACACTGCCTACTCTCGTGTTGATGATGGGCTGCCGGACATAGATTTAAGCAAGTCAATGAACGGTGAGAAAGCTCTTGTTGATTTGGTTGAAGCGAAGGCTGCGAAGGCTGCGGCTGAAGCTAGGATTGATGACGCGGAAGCCACAATAAAAGACATCATGGGTAGCCACGAGAACGCTGTGGGTCTGGTAGGTAATACTAAGTATGTTGTAAAATGGGGTATGCGGAACTACAAAGCGACGCCGGAGAAGATTACTCCAGCGAAGCCAGCCCGTAGTGTTCGTTCATCCTCTCTAACTTTGAAGGCCATTGATTGATGGAGACTAGGTATCCCGGTACGAAGCTACCAGACGTTATCAGTTTGTTTCAGGATGAGAAGGGCGATAGGACTACCGAAGTCTACCGCCTTGGTAGTTCATACGGCATCCGATACAGCGAAGGCGATAAGCATTGGAATGGTTTTTATGCCACTCGCCTTGATGACGTTGAAGCAATAGCCGAGGATTGGGTACTTAGAAAACCCATCAGGATTTAAGCGTTAATCCGAGTGCTGTCTCCCAGCTATCCTCTTCGATAGTTGGGGACAGTATCTTCGATAAAGCCATGCGCCGAGTAAGTTGCTTAGAGATAACGCTGATTGGAAAGAAAGCAATCTTTCTTATATCTAAGGCGACGCAAGCAACCACATCACAATCATCTATAGTCAGTGGTTTTTTCGGTAAGCTCTTACTGACTTGCCACTGGTAAGACCAATTGTCGTTTGCCTTTAATGTTGATTTAACTTGAATACGAACGATGTCTTGGTTTCTGATAGCTATGATGTCCATACCTTCAGCATCAATGATCGAAGGACTCCAACCAAAGGTGAATAGAACACTACAGGTTAGATGCTCGCCTGCGGTTCCTATGTGCTTGGCACTAAGCAATAGCCTCAAGCCGAGCCGCATGACGCTCAGTTCTATTAGTGGTTTGCTTGTAAAGTTTACTGTCCCGCAGTTGTGCTGCTGCTTCCTTCCAATCACCCGCCTCAATAGCTGCGTGATGCTTGAGGAATTTCTGATATCGGCTTCGACCTAGCTGGAATGCCAAGCTGATGATAGTGATCTGTGCATCCTCTGGCATGTTGTCTAGGTCAGGGTGTAGCCACTTCGCATCGTTGACCGCAATCTGCACGTCTTTCTTAAACACTTCATGCACACGTTCTTCTGATACAGGCGCACCAACAGGCCAACCATACTCAGGATCGTCAGGCACAATCAAATGTCCTATCCCGTATGAGGGTTTAGACAAGTGGTCTAAATAGACGGCGTACACGCAGCCTTCATCCTGCTCTAAAAGCTGCCGAAGACGGGTCATCATTTACCTTGGCCCCGGTAACGCTTCCAGTTCTTACGCTTATGTTTATTAGCCGGACGAGAGCGAGGTGATTGACCTATGCTCGTTATCTTCTGAACGGGTATGGGACGCCACACTTGGCCTACTGTAGACTTAGCCATTACTTGCTATCCGTCTTTTTGATTTTGTCAAATGAACGCATTCCAGCAAGTCCGAGCATACCAAATAACAATGGCATCATAACGCTCATGTCTGCTTGAGGAATAACAATACCAAATCCAGCACAGATTGGGCTAACCAAATAGTTTATTCCAAGACCCAATCCGCATATCCAACCAATGAGAGGACGCCAGCTTGACTGAAACCAATTACCTTTTGCGTCTGCTTTTAGAACTTCTATTTGTTGAAGTGCTATTTCTTGAGCATGTCTCTCACCCATCGTCGCTATCTCGTGGGCGAGCTTTATCTTTGTATCTTGGTCAGGAATAAATTTATCCAGCAAACTTGTAACTGGACCGATCAGTGCTTGGAGCATCTTACTTTATCCGATCAGCTTCTAGGAGTTTGATCCTTACTTGTAGATCATGGATGGTATGCATCAACTCTTCTCTTAAAGATTGCCGAGCTAAAGCATTTCCGGGTGATGGAATGATCTGCCCATTCGGATCAATGAGCATCATCATGTTTGCTTTAAGGTGTGAAATCTCCGCATTCGTTGCTTGGATGGAACTAATGACCCACCATAATGCGCCGAGTACAAGTGGAATTAGACTTGTGCCTAACTTCGTCCAATCCATCAGTCTTTTTTCCGCCTGTCGCGGATTTCCATAATCGTTTGGTATATACGAAGGCTAATCCAGATAAGCGATAGTACAGCGGTAGCTGCTGGTAGAACTTCCCAGAATGTCGCCGCGCTAATTCCTACAGCAGACCAGTCGAAAATCTGTTTATCGCTATTCGTCATCTACCTATCCTTGCAACCATAAGGATCAATAGCACAATTAGCCCGGCTATTACTAGATCAGGAGTTGACCATAGAGATAAGCCGGGCTGCATCTTTTATTCCTTTACAGACAATGACGCCTTGAGCATGTCAAAGAACGCGCGACGGCCAACCTCAAGCTGATCGACGTTAAACCGGGCGCTGTTTAGCTTCCGATCAAGGTCAGCAACGTGGTTGAGCAATACTTTTTGTTGGTCCGTCATCTCGTCTATGTCATACTCCACATCGTCAATCGTGATGGGGTTCTTTTTACTTGTAATGGGGGCTGTTTTGTTTTTAGCCATTACTTGCTCCTAGTTACGCGGCAGTTAGGAAACCCACGGAGTGCCGCTTCCTTCCGTTGGATTTTGTTGTGCTGCAAGTTGTGCGGCTACACCATCTTGAATAGCTGTAACTTGCTCTGCACCTAAAGCGTCAAATGCCCATTGTAGAGCCTGCGCCTCAGTAATGTCAGCATAAGGCGTAAAGTTCGATAAATCGTCCGTAGGAACGCTTACTGTGCCATATGCACGACCTTGGTTGCCCGCATCATCGCTATCGACACATTGCCAATGCAGACAATTGATTACGTTGGTTTGACCACCTTCCGATAAAAGGTACTCGGTGTTTACGATTGACCAAGTAATTGCCATTAGTTTGTTCCTTTATATGGTAGCTGCTTTAAGTTCTTCAACAGTGGTCATTGAATCAACTTGATTGGTAATGTCGCGCAAACGCTGTTTCTCGGCAACAATAGCTGTAGTGTCTTGTCCTGATTCTAAGGCTCTCATAAAGTCAACGTCACTTTGTTCTAGCAACGGTTTGCGTTCGTTGCGTAAACGGTCTTTTGTTATATCTTTTGCTTTATCTATGTTAACAGTAATCATG